AGGATGAAGGCTCGATAGAGTATGATGATGATTCGTATAAGTATAAAAGAATTTTATCTATACTTGCTGACCAAGTTGGTGGCGGGGAAGGATTGAGATATTATTCTGGTGAGGGCGTTTCTGACCGATTACAATCATCAAAAGACCAAGCTGGTTTTGATGCTAGACAAAAGATGGCTTTTGCTCCACAAGATTCTATACCATTTGATATGATTAAGGATTATCTTAAACCCGAAAAAAAAGGATTAATGAAAATGCTTGGCTTTCAAGAAGGTGGAGGAGTAGGAGAAGCTGGTAGACAATATCCTCCGGGGACATTAATGAGCTCTTTTATGGGAGACCAAGCCCCTACACCTGAAGCTTGGATGCAACCAGCTACAGAATCTATGCCATCTCCTGAAGAAGTCGCTGAGTTCGATAGGATGATTAAAACGCTACAAGCACAAGAATTATTAAAAAAAGAAATGCAAAAGATGCAGGAATTAGGTTTCTTTAGCGATAAA